CTTGTAACTGTACCGCTACCCTTTGTATTTATTCTATTGGATAATGATATAGTATCAGATGGATTTAATTTAGCAGCAAACCTTGATGTAAGGTTTAATAAAGTTGTATCCGTTAACTCCATTAATACAGACAAATCAGCCGAGACCGTGCCCGTGGTTGTAATAGGATTTGGTGAAACAGTTATTCCTGTGCCGCCAGATATTGAGGTAAGTGATCCGCTGCCGCCACTTCCACCCCCACCACCACCACGAGGAAATATAACCGTATAATTCTCACCTACTTTATAAGCAGTCGCACCTATAACAACAGAGGCATTAGTTGGTATGGTGTATTGGGTTGGTAATAATATTTGTCCGTTACGGTAAACTTGCACTACTCCCGTACCACCGACAACCAATGTATCACTTTGCGTCCAAGTCAAAGTCGAGGAAGAAACATTGGTAAAATCTTGCCTTGCATAAAATCTGCCGCTTGTGTCTGCGTATGCTTTAGTGGCATAGTTGGCTAACATTGTAGCAGTATCGCTTACTAAAAGTGCAGCAGTTGTATCGCGCCATAATCCACTTTTATAATATAAACTTGCGTTTACAGAAGGTGACGTAATGGCAATATCATGAAGCTCATGTAATGCATAACCCGATGCCACACGAATTGAAATTGTACCATTGTTTGAAGATGAATTTATACAAAAGCCAATAGGCATATCAATGTTTGGTGCAACTGGCTCAATATCTGTCCAAACACCAGCAGTAGTTGGCGAAGGATAAAGAATAGCACCAGCCGCAAAGGTATCGGTGTTCACTTGTCTTATCTTGCCAAAGGAAATAACATACCCATCTTCTCCATCAGTCAAATCGTGTGCGGTTATTCCTAATAGCAATTTTGCATCTATTGTGCCATTGGCTATAAATTTAGATACAGATATACGCCCACTTGCTCCTAATGTACCACTTGCGTAAACAAGGCTATTTTTTGTAATGGTTGAGCCTGTTTGATTTTTAACAAGCCAAAAGTTTTTAAAACCTATTTCATTTGGCACTTGGTCATACATTCCTAACACAACTGTACCTAACTCATAATCCCATCGCATTTTAGCCGTGTCAACATTGTTAGGGGAAACACTTGTATCAAAAAATAAAGAGTCAATAGGCTGCGTAAATGATCCGCCACCTACTAAAGATGCCCATGCGCCTTGTTTCCAAACATATATACTTCCCGTTACACTATCTAAGACTAAATAGGCTTTTACATTCTTATCTGCATAGCTTGTCGGCTTAGTTATCGTATCAGAAACAAGACCTCTCCAGACCAATCCGTTTCCAGTAGTATTAAAACCAAGTCTTTGCTTGTTGCCTGTGATTGGGTAGGGAATAGAGTCAATAGAGGCATAAGATATTCCTGCCACCAAAAGAAAAGTAATAACAAGTCCTTGCTGTTTGTTGCCTACTTTGTTAATAGCTTTGCCAATAAACTTGCGCCCAATGCCCATTACCAATTCATTGGCTAAAACCTTGGCAATGTTTCCAACGGCTTTTAAAAACTTCCTTTCTTTTTTTGGTGCTTGTATCTCTTCCATTATGCTAATATTATAAATGTAACAATGTAATTACTACCATCATAATGTGTATTACTATCAATGGTAATAGTGTTTGGTAAAGTTACGACATATTGTGATTTAATAAGCAATTGTCCATTTTGATATACTTGCAATTGAGCATCTTGATTTGTTATAGGTAGTTGATTATTATTTTTAGTAATAGTCAATACATTTGATGAGGTTGCTAAAAACTCTTGAGCGTAAACTGCAAAAGTAGAACCAGTTATAGTTACATTGCTTATAGTTTCTGTAATATTAGTTGAGGATGTACCACCGCTACCACTTGAGAAAGGAGTGCCATCTTCCCAACCCAAACCTTTAATTACAACACTTCTTTCTGTGTATGGCATTATTCATCGTTTTTAATTACAAACCAATCGCCAGTTATTATATCTGTCATACATTCATAAGTACCTCTTTCAAATACCCAAAAGTTATCATTATCTTGAGCAATAACAGATGTAAAATCTATAACAAAGTGTGGAAGAAATGGGTTGTTAAGATTTTTATTTTGGAATCCCACATTAATCATTCTTCTTACTGGTTTTAATTGTCCTTTAATAACTTCGTTAACTAATATTTGAGATATATTTTTACCAGTACCAATATCAGCAATAGTCCAACCAATAGGACTTGCTAATACAAAATTACCATCATTATTCTTTACGAATATTGCACCTGGAGAAGATGTCACCGGACCATCGCCAATCTTAGTTTCAATCCTTGCTCTTAGAGATGAGAAAACATTGTTGTCACTTGCATATTCGTATATATCATTTTGATTTTGAATATTACCATTAGGTAAAAATTCTAAGTAGTTATCTGAAAATGAATAATTGTAAGCTAAAAGTTCTGTTGTTATATTTGTTCCTGCTGCATTCCTAATACTTTTAAGTATAATTTGAAATGAATATTGAGATGTTGCAGGAATAGCTAATGTATCAAATGCTACTACTTTATTAAATATGTATGTTAAATCTTGACTAATTACATCAGATGTAAATTGATATTCACTTGGGAATGTTTCCCATGACGCAGCAGAAAATATAGTATTTAATCCCTCAAAAGTAGCATCTCTTTTTAACCATCTAACAGGACCAACCATTGATAAATTACTTATACTACCAATACTTGAACCAACAACAGAACTTTGTAATTTAAAACCAGTTGTGTCAACTGCTATTAAATCAAATTCAAAATCACCCGACTCTGTTAATTCAAAAAATGCACCACCCATATAAACTTTCATATTACCCTGGTCAAAAGTAATTTTTAATTTTACACTATATTTAAAACCAATAGTTGCAGCAATTAATGATTTTGCGGCTTGAGAAGTATTGGTAACATTAAATTTTAACTTTTTTTCATCAACAGAAAAACCAGTTCCTAAAGACCAACCACTTGAATCTTCAAATTCTTGTACAGGAATTACAAATCCTTTTTGATTAATTATAGCAGCAAATAAAAAAATGTGTGGTTGGAAAGTATATCCTGCTAAATTATAAGCTGAAAACATAGAAAGATTACTTGTGTAAGATAACCTTGCTTCTAAATTATCAGCATCAAGTTCTTCTAATAAAATCTCACCAGAATCACCTAAACTTGGATTTAAAAAACTATAAGTATTATAAGTAAATAAACTACCAGGTATTAAGTTTCTTCTTGCAGATGTTTTATATTCTACAATCATTTCTCTTAATGGAGCATAATATCCAAATCGACCACCGCCAATTCTAACTAAATCACTTTCTGCTAAATTAGTTTGATTGTTTACTATAGCTAAATCTCTATTGTCAAAAACAGTAGGATCCTCAATTCCAGTTGCAAAGAAATTAAAATATCTCATTGCATTGGGATTCATGTACTCATTAATTTGAATCAACCAATAATTTGTACCAGAGAATATTAATCTTGAAGCAAAGGCCTCACAAATCGCTACCAATACATCATAGCAAGTTGTGTATATATAATTGTCTTTTGTATCTTTCCAATAAAATGCTTTGTGATTAATTTTTACTCTACTTAAAATATTATTGTTTTCAGAGTAGGTATAAAATGAATTATGCCAATTACCTATAAAACTTAAAATAGGTATATTGGTAGAATAAAAAGAGTTTACAAAACTTAATTTATTAAGGCAATTCATTATGTGATTTGCCAATGTTTCAGCACCTACAAATGGACCATTAGGTGCTTTGTATTCTATATTTTTTAACCAACCAAGCCCATCAACTGCAATTATATCAAAATTATATCCTATAGCATTAGCAACATCTTCAAACTCTATTAAATCAATTAGTATATAACCAAACCATTTCATGTTAATTGTACTGCCATTTGCAGCATAAGCATAATACTCAACAGTAAATCTACCTTCTTCACTATCAACTAACTGCTCAACAAAAGTTTGTAAAATAGAACTATTTACAAAAAATGAAAAGTCGCAAGTGCTACCAATTACCGGTGCAAATCTTTCACTACCTTTTTTTCTATTGCTATCCCAATTTAAATTTAAATTAACCAATCTTATTGGGTTAATTACACCAGAATAATTTGCATCATTAATATACAATTTAAACTCTCTACCTTTTTCAGAATAAACTGTTGCCTCAAATCTTCTTGCCATTATCTTATTCTTAGGTTTTTAGAATCTGTTCTTTCAAGTATTAATTGCAGATCAGTTCCAGAGATACTTGTTTTAAGTATATATGGAGTGCCGCCACCCGTGTCTCCTAACATTGCTTTTAACTTTGATAAAGGTGCAATAACCTCTGGGTCAATTCCAGCATTCCTATTATCACCAACCATGGCCATTGTAGGACCAAATGCCAAACCACCCTCTGCAAGTGCAGGGGCTTTTAATTGACTCTTAACAAATGTACCCAAAGCAACCAATGCAATACCAGCAGCAATTGCACCAACACCACCTAATGTTTCTAATGCAATTTTAATATTTAAAGCAGCAACACCAGCTGCTATAGCCATTTTACCAAATTGTACTAAAGCATCAGCAATAGGCATTAAAATCATATTAATGGAAAATCCTGCTCCTGCTAAAGCATTACCAAGTTGTTCTCCAAGAGCAAATGCTACTTCGGTTAAAGTATTTTCTACTAAGTCTGTTAATTGATCATTTAACTTTTCAATATCAATCATTGTTTTCTCAATCTGATATTGAGCATCAGTCATTGGTTGAACAATACCTTCCGTTATAGCACCTTTTACAATAGTACCTACTTCTTCAGATGTATTACCTAAATCTCTCATTGATTGAGAAACACCACCTATAAAGCCTGTAATTTTTTGTATTTTTGCAGCTATATCATCTGTAAATATTTCTTTAAATTCTATTTCTTTTGGTCCACTAAATTGAGGCAAAGGAGTAATATCTAAATCTCTATTTTCAATCTTATCCCATTGTTCATTTACTTTATTTAAAGTATCCTTTAAATAATTATATTTTTCTGCTAATTGTATTGCATCAGTAGATAAAGCACCTTGTGTTAAAACTACATTTTTATATTTTTCTTCAGTATCCTTTAATTGTTCATTTAATAACTCGTATTTTGTCTTTACTTTATCTGTACTATTATTTAAATTGTCATTATTTGTTACTTCTGTTTGTTTTGTTCCCTGTAATGCATCTAATTGACTTTGATATTTAGTAATCTCGTCTTTTAAATTTTTTACAGTCTCAGAGTTTTTACCATATTTTGCAGAGCCTTCTTCTAAAAAAACATTTAAATCTTTAACCTTATTACTAAGGTTTTCAATTTTTTCAGCTTTTAATTTATCGTTATAAAGAGTTTGTTTATCAGTTAGTGTTACAAGACTTGCTTCTGTTTTATTATAAGCATTTTTTAATGTTTCAATTTTAGTTTTTAAAGCATCAATATTTGAACCTTGAACATCATATTGCGTACTTACATTACTTCCAAATCCAGTTACAGGACCTTGTTGCTGCTTTTGAAATTTAGTTCTGTTTTGTTCTGCAATAAATAATTGCTCTTCTAAATCAAGTAATTTTTTTTGTTGTTTTTCAAGAACTCCTTGAGCAGCTAATACTTTAAATTTATTTTGTAAAGCAATATTACCTTTTTCTTGTGCAATTCTTACTGCATCAATACTGGTAGCTTCTTCTAATAAATTAGGTAAATAATCCGAGTATTTAGTATTTATAGTTTCAAGTGCTTTTGATCTTGATATTAAACTTGCATTTGCATCTTGAAGAACATTCATTAAACTATTAAACTCTACACTTTCTTTTCTTGCATTTTTAGCACCAACAGACAAATGCTCGTTAAAAGTGTCCATTGGCTTGGAAGCATTATTGTAATTATTAACTAATAATCCAACGGCAATTGCAGCCGCAGCAATTGCAGTAATCCATCCACCAGTAGTTAATGCTAATGTTTTAGTAACTTTATCAAATATTACAAGTTGTCTAACCGCTTGACCCATTACATAAATGAATGTACCTAATGCAGAGCCAACTTGTCCTATAATCCAGGCTAAACCACCAAATATCGCTATGTTTTTAGTTGCACCTAATATAAACTTTTGCATTCCGTCGGATAGACTTCCAAACCAATCAGACAACATATTTATCCTTTCAGTCACACTATCTATCACCGCTTCTAAATCTATATTCTTTAAAATAGCTTTACCCATTTCAGCAGAGGCAAATTTTAAAGCATCTCTCAAGTTGTCAAATTGATTTCTTATGCCGCCTGTTGAATTTAATACTTCTGGTAAAACCGCTAAAGATTCGGTTAAACGCATAGCAAACTCTTTAGCCCCAACACCGGTTGCTCTTACCGCCTCAATATTATCTGTATTAAATGCTAATTTTAAAGCTTTGCCAATTAAAGGAACGGCAGATTGAATAGGCTTAAAATCTTCTGCAAGAATCCTATTCTTAGAAATCATTTGAGTTAACTGGTATTGTACGGCTTCTAATTCTACCGCACCACCACCAGTTGTAGCAATTGCTTTACCAAATGTTTCTAATATCTTTCTTGCTTGTTCTGCCTGTAAACCTACCGCTTGTAATCTAATACTACCTCTAACTGCCTCTTCAAAGCCTAAACCTGGTAACTTTGCACTTTCCTTTAATTTACTTAATTCTTTTCCTGCTTCACTTGTACTACCCATCACCGCTGCCATGCCCCTCTCTAACTGATCCATAGAGGCTGCTGCATTAACAAAACTTGAACCCATAGCAATTATAGGTCCTGTAAATCCTAATGTTACACCTCTACCAATAGCTAAAGCCTTTTGGCTAAATGCGGCCATATCCCTACCAACTACCTTTAATGCCCTTTCTAAAGGACTGGCATCAGCACGAATTTTTATAGATAGTATTCCTTGAGCCATTATAGTATTTCTTTAGTTAGCATTGAGTTACCTTTAACCAACGTGTCCATTAAATCCATTTCTTGATAATCCCTTTCTGTTAAAACCCTTTGTTTAAAGTTATGATCCCACGGAAATTTAATAAGATCATTAGGCTTTAAAGTTTTATGTTTGTTAACATAGGGTAACATTGCATTAAATGCAATAAACCTTGATTGTTCCCAGCTTAGTCTATATTGATTGTTTACAGAGTTATAATAACCATCAATTTTAATCATTAATTCTCTCCAATCAAACATATTCATTTCATCCGGTGTCATCTGTAATTCACCCAAACACATTTTTTCAATATCCTCAATCTCAAGAGGTTTTGCGTTTGGGTTACTTAGTTTTTTTCGTTTTCAGTCGAACCGCCTCCCATACTTTGAGCAACTAAATCACTAAAATCTTGTAGCTTGTTATAATCATCAACCATTTCACAGAAGGATTCTAAATTGTAAGGATTATCTTTTCCTTCTCTTTTATAGCCATTCTCTACCCCTAAATAAATAACTTCGTACAATAAACTCAAATCATCATCTAAAGCTTCTTTAAATAATGAGAATTTAATGTTTTTTTTCTTTAAAAATAAACTCAATGCATATCCACCTAATTTAAAAGGAATTTCATTTTTGTTTATTTCAATGTGATTTACCGATACCATAAAAAAAA